TACATCAACTATTGTAATTGCGTGATAATCTAAATCTTTACCGCGTGAAACGTCAACACCCATAAAATATATGTGTTCCGGCTCTGGCTCATGGTAGACCTTCAAGCCGTCCTCACGCTCTTGCTTTGGACGAGTGTAGTGAAGCGATTTCAACTTTGAAGGGGCTATGAGCGTGTTTACAGAGCCAAGGAAGTCACATTCAAACTCCTGCCGAAACTGCTGGGGTGATGTGTTCCGAATCGTCTGTTTTTTCCAATTATCGTCACGACCGGGAACGTCTGACCAATGAACCTCAATCGGAGTGTAGGAGTTTTGACCGTCTTCGGCATCCTTCCAAAGTTTATAAAACATATTCAAACCTTTGGGAGTGCTGACGATCAGAACCTTTGTGCTTTGACCGGCTGAGATTGTGGGATACACAGAGTTAAAAAACTCATCAGCCACGTTCTCAGGAACAAACGCAAATTCATCCATAAACAGTAAGTTAAAAGAACCACCCCGAACAGCGGAGGAGGATGTAGAAGATGCAAGAATCTTTGATCCATTTTCTAAAACAATAGATCCTTTGTTCCATTCCACCACACCCTGCTGAAGCCATTTTGGCAAATGCTCGTAGGCTAACTTCAGACGACCCAGAAGTTCACGAGCAGTTGTCAATTTGTTGGCTAGAATTGCAACATTTTTATCAGGATTAAATAAAATGTAGTGAAGCAAATATGAAATAACTGTCGTCGATTTGCCGGACTGTCGGGGCATCTTGCAAATGACGAAGCGATCATTATGAACAGATTCTAAGATTTTCTTTTGAAAACTATAAGGTTCAAATTGAACAAGACCATCATCAAGAGAGACAATCTTAATGTAATTTTCAATAAAATACATTGGATCAGACACACACTTGGCGTATTCTTGAATCTGTTCTTTTGTATATTCTGACTCTACACCAGCAGCCTTAATATTGGCATTACCAAGGTATGATTTGTCATCCAGTTTCTTTGTCATTATTCTTAACTTTTTTCACTTTCTTTTCTGGAAGTTGTTTGCGAACAAGGTCTTGGAGTTCTTTTGTGGAACCCACGAAGAATGCGTTGTTGGTCACATTCCTCACCTGCTCGTCTTCCTCTAAGGTTTTCATTTGTTTATGAATATCAAGTAGGTCTTTATTGGCTTCGGTTGCCGTCTTGAGAAGTTGGCTAACCACTTCGTAGGCTCTCGGGCTATCGCTCTCTGAGGCTACTTTAAGAATACCGTCGATTGCATCCTTACTGTAGTCAATTACTTCTTTTATATTTTCACGGACTTCACCGAAGTCTTTACGCTGTTCAATCTTTTTTCGTTCCGGAAACTTTGAAAGATCAATTTCTACAGGTTTTCGCAACTCGCCCGTGACCTTGGCGGGATCTTTAACATTATGTGTCGTATCCCGCACCTCCGTAGGCTCTATATTCAAAGCGTTTTCAAGTGGATTTTGTTCTTTATCAGCCATCTAAGGTCGCTCCTGTGATACTGAGGCTATTTGGATACTGGAAGATTTCTTGGGTAATTCCTGCTACCGGCGGTAGTGACTCAGCACCAGATGGTCCCGTGATCGTGGTTATGATGCGAGAAGCAGCGGCAGTCGGTCCCGTGATACTTCCATCCAAGTTGAAGAATGAAGTGAAGTTTGTAATGTCGGTTGTCTTGATATACTTTTCTTGTTTCGTTGGTGAGAAAACATAAGAATATGCAACAAAGTCAATCGTAAAAATTACAGATCGTTGTGTTGACGTATCACCCTGATAATCAATCTCTGGGTTCACCGCTTGGATTGTAATAGGAATGTCTACCTTAGTGTTAAAGTCTGTGAAATTGACACTGATACAAAACTCTGGTGTAAAATAAGGAACAATCTGCTCCACAATCTGCAATGCGTCATCCATAGTTCTCGCTGCAATCGCAAGTTGGAATGAAATATTGTAAGGCACTTCTGAAAATTGTGAATCAATTTCACCATCCGTGCTTGTGTATTTAAATCTTTTGTATACAGTATTTCTTTTTCTAGCACCGTCGTAGTTGATACTGGTGATTGCAAATCCCATGCGAGGCAGGACACTGGCTATTGCAGCCGCACCATCTTGACCCTTTGTGTCTGGGAACTCGTCAAGCATCCGAATGAATTTTTCTTTTGACGCATAAGAAATTGGAACCATGACACGTTTGTTTGTTGTTCCATCTTTATTTTTTCTTACAACAAAAATTTCATCAAATAGTGAGCCAAAAGCAACAACAGTTTTTCGGATTGTTTCATTATAGAAAGTAGTAAACATTAGAGATCACCCTCCGAGAATGGATCAGTATCCGTAAAGTCAATAAATGACGAGCCTTCAAACTGAATGTCTGTATTATCTTCAAACGAATTTTTAACAAAGTAATCTTGGGTGAATCCGATATTGTCTATTTCGTAAGTCGCACCAGAGGATTCACCAAGAATACTGTCAACACCAGTGATGGAGCCAGAAAGAAGCGTGCCTTCCACGACCTTACTAGAAGAATCATAAAGAACAACACTCATCGTTGCACCAGTCACACCCCCGTCATAAAGGAATGCGTTTTCACCCTCAGTAAAGTCTCCACTTCCGGTTGAGCCTAGTTTAACATAAAGCAAACCTTGGTAGACATCTGCGGTTGCACCGTCTATTTGATCCCAGCCGGTGTCCATATCTTCGCCAGAGTAAACAAACATGGAACATTTGATTTGAAAAGTAAATGTTTTACCAAAGTTAAAAAAGTTCTGCTCACGCTCTACAAAATTAATTTCAAATAATCCATTTGAAAGAGGAAAATAAATCAAATCACCCTCTCTTGGATATGGATAATTTTCGTCCGCAAACGTTTCTATAAATCTTCTTTTTGACAGAGTTAGAGTTATCTCATCTTTGATCTCAAGACCAAACTGAGTCATTACCTCTCCTTCACCCTCAAATCCATCATAACTATCAACATACATTTCAAGTTCACGACCATGTTCAAACTTTGGTAATTTGTCTTCACCAAAGAGTTCATCTACATTTACGAGAGTGCGGGGAATGTAAACGCAATCAACACCATGAATCTTGACGGCTTCAACCACAAGATCCTCAATAAGCCTTTGCTCGGCTTTGTTTTTAAATTTGTTGAAGTATTGATTCGTAGCCATCTATTACCCCGTAAAGAAATCAGGCGGAAGTTCATACTTGTCTTGAAGAGTGTCTTCAATTCTTTCCATTTCTTCGTTGCCTTGAGAGATTAAACCCTGTGCGTCAAATTGAACATTACCGGGAAGATTGATTCCTTGATATTTGATGAGGTTCATACCCCATTGTTTTCTAAATGATGCCGTCACATATCGTTTCAATAAAATATCATCGTAGGCTTCTGTGAAGGCATCGGGATCTACAATCACATAGCAATCAATCAAAATAAAGTCACCGGCTTCCACTGTTTCTGCCCATTCCATGTCAACGTAAAGTCTGTTTGTCACCCTATTGAATCTTATTTGTTTCATTGGCGACAAAAAATCAGAAAGCAAAGAAATATATGATTGTGTAATATAGTAGTTTGCCATATCGCCTGCACTACGCAAACCATACAAGTCTTGAAGTGCGGTCTGATAACGAATACTAAACATATTCGTGCCTGCCCCACCATCGTCAAACTGAAAGATTTTTGTAACGGAGGCAATCTTTGTGCCATCTGTGATCTGAGGGAAATCGTTTGGACCCGTCAAACCAATGGAGTCGGTGTCAATGTAGCCGTTTGTGATATCGTCTGCGGTGATTTCGTACTTAAACAAAGCACGCTCAGTGCCGTCGAAATGATACTCTTGGAAAATTTGAATTGCATCATCCAGAGAGTCCTCTAGTTGAGCGTCATCAACGTTTACTTCAATCACTGGTGCGCCGAGTTTCCTCAGAGCGTATTGTTTTAGTTCTTCTCTTGATGAGGGTTTGGACATTTACTCCGCTCCTTTTCCTTTTATATGTATTAGAGCGAGGCTTCCTGTATTTTTTAGAAAAATTATTTTGAATCATGTGGTATGATTATCCACCACCAGCAATATTAAGTGATTCAACAATAATTCCTGTTCTTTTTCCTCCAAGAACTCTAGGTGAATCCTGCCCAAGAGGATATGCAACCAGATAATAGGCTGCACTGGTTCCAGTGTT